TCCAAAGCTGACCTGATGATCATCTAGATACACACGCAGGGTGTAGGTGACTTCTTTGTTCATTATGCTGGCTCCTTCTGTTTTGCTAATTTGCTTAACATACTCACTAATTGACTATCCAATTTCAAATCATTGGGTGTCCAACCTGCCCTTTGTATTGCGGTCTTACCCTTGCTGTCAACACATTCCAAGAACACTGGTTGTTGTGCATCAGGTGATAGTAGTGTTGGTTGATCCATATCCCATATCATTTCCTGCATCAGATCCGTGACTTTACCATAACCAGTTGCTTTGCTATAATGACACACATAGGCTTTGTCTTTGTCAAAATAACCTGTGGCATCTGGATCAAATTGTATCACATAATCACCAAATCTGATTGAGTTGTTTGCTTCAAACGGTATCTTGTTTTCTCCATACAACGAACAGAAATGCACATATCTATTCAAAGCCGCATTCCATTCAGGTATATCAAAATCTTCTTTTACACCCAGTATCATTGAATTCTTTGGTGTCCTGGCGATTGCCTGTTGAACCCTTTCACTGTGAGTGCCTCTGTTCTTTGCCTGTCCCATACTATTTTCTCCCTTTTTGTTGTTTGTTCATAATACATTGTAGCACATCTTGGTAATGCGTCAACCTGGCCAGGTGTTGTATTAATGCAACACTTTCTGGCATTATGCTGGCTCCTTTACCTGTTTCAATTGATCACGCATTTCTATTATTAACCCATCACTATTACCAAGTTCAACACCGTTTTCATCAAGATAATTCCATACCTCTTGAAGCAGGTCTTCTGCTTGATCAAGTTTATTGGACATAACTTCTTTTTCCGTCATTTCAACTCCTTTTTTTGTCTGTTTCATATATTCAGTATAGCACAGATGGTAATTGTGTCAACCTCAAATAAACCGCATAGAATGGGGGTTTTTGCCAGGTGTTTCTGGCGCGATTGGTGTTTTTGGCACAACCTGTGCGTGAGAACTACTTGAGTGTGTGGTGTTGGCGCACACTGTCCCACATCTCCTGCATATCGCGTGCCAATTCACGTTCCTCGCGATAGGGCCTGCTGTCACTGAGTCGTATCCTGTCGAACAGTGTCAGGGGATCTGTGAATTCCGTGTCCTGCAGGTCAAATGTGGTCGCGCCTAGATCTAATTTCATAATTTTGGGGTGGTCCAAGACATGGCCACACGTTCGGGACCACCCCACTTCCTAGTAGTGTGTCTGGCGCACTTATAAGCATGGAAATAGGAGTTTCTGTGCAAACGCCTGACACATGAATATTTAAACAGGTCTGTGGTGTGTTGTCAAGGAAAAAGTGGGTGGACTCACAAAGGATTATGGCAAAATAAAGTTGCGGTGTCCACCCGGGATGGCTTGGCACCTACAAATGTCAGAGAGGTGCCTCACCGAGTGCAGTCAGGAGTCTCTGCAAGGAGATTGGAATGACTGCACAACTATTTAACACCTCACAAGACCCCGGATATGTTTGTGTTTAAACGCACACACACCAACGCACAGCGGTGTTCCAAGAAAAACTTGACAAGCTGTGCATGGAGCATATATACTCGTGTAATAGGCAAAATAAAGGCACACATAATTTCCCAAATAGGCAAAAGATAAAGGGGTGTAAAGAACGCACCGTCCGTCGTGGCAACACGATGATCAATCAAGTGACAAATGACTTTGTGGGAGTCGATCAACTAAAGACTTCCGCTTAATAGGTGTCCGGCGTGTGAGCCGGTTATTGTGAATACTAGAAACGCAACCTGAGAGTCGTTGGATTGGCAAGGCAGAGACAGCCAAGGACATATACCAGTAGGACCTGATAAACCATCGTCTCTTTTTTTGGATCTCAAAAAAAATCACGTTCTGGTCGTGTGACTTAAACATAATTGATTAGAAGAAGTTTGCGAGTCATTAATGACGAAGCAAAGACGAACTAGTTCGTCTACTCTGTGCTGACGCACTTCGTATCTCTTGACTCCTAGTTGACTTATATGTTATTCGTGTTATAATGTGAGATGTCAAAAGGATTCAATTGGACCAAAATAGCCAAACAAGATCAAATGAGAAAAAATGGCACGCAAGAGGTGGAAGCCATGGCTGATGCATTGCTTGGCAAGAAAAAACAAAAGAACAAATCCAAATTTGGTAAGGTCGGTAAGGTTTGGTCTAAACCAAAGGATCCAATCGTGTTCGAATGGAATCCAGATAGATCTACTTAGGACCCTTGCCACGTGGCACGGTGTATCTCTTGAAGTAGCCCTCACCCTTTTCGTTGGAGTAGTTGCGCCATCTCTGCTGTTCAGCTGTGGGGAATTGTGGTAGGAGTCTGTGTGTGATGGATCTTATCGCTGGCATGAAAATGAAACGACAGCTGTGTGGGGGTATGCCATTGCATCTGGTGAAGTTGCCCTGTCCAGTCTGTTTCTTGCCCACGCATCGCCATTTGCCCAGTCCCGCGAGGATGCTGTCAAATTTCTCCTGTAGCATTATGCCACTATGGTGTGATTCAACACTTGAACGAATGCACTCTGATTGTTCAGTTCATTACGGGCCGCCACCCTGACGTCGATAGCACTGCCCAAGCCCACCGGGGCTATGAAGAATGTGGTCTGGTTGGTTGTGCCAGCGGTTGCGTAGGCGCTGGTGCCATTTATCCTGAATTGTATGATGTATTCCGACACGAACACGTCCGTTGATGCCGTCCAACTCACCTTCAATCTCCTCACCGTGGTCACTGACGCATCAGCGAAATAGCCCGTGGTGTCTGTGCCGGTCAAGTTCTGTGCTGATCCCGATGCCAACACTAGGTTGGTTGGTGCAATCACTTGGTCCGGGTTGGGTAGATTGATCGATGGTCTGGTCAGATCCGCTCCCTTGGCGTTGACCGAGTATGTGCTGGATTGGTGTTCTATGGCCTCGACACTGATCGTGCCATCCACGTCCACTATCAGATCCGATATACGGAATAGGCCATCCAGTGCTATGTGTTCATTGGTGACCCTGATAAGGTCTCCCACCGTGATGTTTGAAGTGGCTATGGTTGTGGCGAATGATATCCTCTTGCTGGCCCTTGATCTCTTGGTGAACACTTCCGCGAACTGCAATGCCTGTTCTCTGCTGGCAACCGTTGGCAGTGTCACTGTCTTCTCTAATCTTATTCCGTTGTCCTCGCTCAGGAAACTGTTGTCCGTGCTGGATCCCGCGGTTGGGAACACAGCTTGGTTTGGTTGGAAGTCTGCGTCTGGATCAACATAGGTGACTATGCACCTGTTGACCTTGTTGCTCTTGTTCTCCCCCTCTAATTGTAGTCCACCCACGATGTGATCGTTCGTGACAGAGAACACGGTTGTTGGATCACTTGGTGTTGCCGTGATGTCCGTGTCGTCCCCGCCATGTTCTATCAGTAATTTGTATTGTCCCTGTGTGAAAGGCATTATGCCCCTGAAACCCATCAGCATTATCTTGATGTTGCTCATTATGCTCTGTGACGTTGCCACCACAGCGTCGCAAGTGAATGACTTGCCGTTGACTGATGATGTGTAGGTCACTGTTTGGTCACAAAGGTCCGCCGCCGTCTTCCACGTGCCATGATTGAATGCGGAGTTGGACAATCCCTTGCCATATCTCGGATTCCTCATGTAATCGTAGAGCACACTCACAGGATTGTTGGTGAACACTGTAGGTTCGTCTGCGTATGCGGTGTTGTGTTGTGTGGTTGAATCTGCCGTCAGTTGTGTGGCGTCATATATCTTCTTGCCCTTTATCACCACCTTGACGTTGGGAACGCCACCGGTGTATGGGTTGTTGTCAGCTGACGCTTGGTCCGTGATCTTCTTCCATTCAAACCTGAATGCTAGGTAGGCCAAACCACTCAACTTGTGATTACTGCCCCAAGTAGGTGCCTCGCTCAACAGTGAACTTGCCACTTGGTCGTCCCTGCCATCGAAGAATTGCACTTTCAATCTGTCAGCGTGTTTGCCTGCGACACAGGTCCTCAGTGTGCCATGTGTCAGTGAAGGTATCGTTATCTCGTTGTCATCTATCAACAGTGTTGTCACACTGTCTACGGTCCCCTCCGAAAGCACCAAAGCAAGGTATAGGTATTTGTTGTCTGTTCCGTTCGTTGAAACGAACACCCTCACACCACCAACCATCCTTGTGCCATACACGACCGGTATGTTGGCTATCGCACTGTCTTTGTTGATCAATACCCCTTGTATGCCCGCCGACTGATCACCACCATCTTCTAATCCGAAGTCTGGGATGTCAGGTGAGAATCCAAAAGGTTGTGCTATCGCACCAATCACTTTCGTGACTGCTTTGACCACACTCTTGACTACACTCTTTACCGCTCGAAATATCTTTTTGAAAAATCCCATTATAAGTTCTTCTCCCAATTGATGCTTTGATTAGTGAAATCGTTCCTTGATAATAATATTGTTTTCTGGTCCTCGTCCAGGATTAAATTCTTGCTGTTGAGACACAGTTTCTTCACGCCATGGTCTTGCACCACTTTCATTATGGCAGTGAACATCATCTGGAAGTTGTCTATCTTCCTGTGTGCCACGTCCGTGTGTATGAGGTCAAATATCGCCACTGGTTGATTGCTGAAAGGTATCTTGTCCAACATCACAACACAGAAACCAACCATGATGTCATCCTCGAACAATCCTTGTATGTGATGGCTCTCGTGCACCAATGTGTTCTTGACTATTTGGTTGAATACTGTCTCGTTGAAATCTATACCAACGTCTTCCCTCTCCACGAAACTCTTGTATGCCAGGACGTAGAATTCTTTGTGGTCTCTTGGTGTGACTGCTCTACAATACATTATGCTTTCCCCCATTTGATGTCTTTGACGATCTGTGGAGAGAAGTCCATGCCCCTGTCATTCGCGAAGTGTATGTTCTGTGACGCAGGATTTGATTTCCTGCCGCTTGTCCTCATGAAGTCCGCGAACTGTGATGCCACTGTTATGGTGACTGTGGCAGTCTCTCCGGTCTCTTTGATTCCATATGCTGTTATGTTTCCATCGAACAACATCCAAACATCATCCGCTTCGAAAGTGTAATCATTGCCCAATATAACCCTATATATCACCACCCTCTTGTCTATGAAATTGTTGTTCAACAGCAAGCCGATCGTTGTCAGGTCAACAGCAGTGAACTCCATGTCTATGGAGTTGATCCTGAGATCCGCTGATTCGA